CAAAACCCTTCATGCGAATCGCGGATTCCGTGATGCCAAACCGTTCGGCGAGTGCCTTATAGCTGTCGCGCACCGCTTCGCCGTTCGCTGGGACTGGCACCATTGAGTATTCCAAGAGCTGCCACTTTGTGATTACGCTCGCGTTGTTCGCGTCAAACTCCTCGGGAATAAAGCCCACGCTCGCGGCGGAGAGGCATTTCGCATCCCAGAGCTGCTTTGCCATCTGTCCTGCCTCGGTCGGCGCCCATACGCCGTCTGCCAGCGTGCAGGGAACGCCGTTGATGACTTCCTTGTAGAGTTTGGTCGTTTTGCCGACGATATTTTCGATGCCGTAGTAATTATGCGAATTGAGAATGACGGGATTTTTCATGTACAGGTCGGAGTTCAATCCGTCCTGCCGCACGATCTCGCCGGTCCGGTCAACGTGTTCGCTCGAGATGATGAGGCGCGTGAAGCCTGCATCGCTAGCGTCTTCGGTCTTGATGCTCGCAAGCAATTCCTTGACGTCTTTCAGCTCGAAGAATGCGTCAATCTTCGCCTTCTCGTATTCGTTTATCAGCTTGTAGGCGTTTTTCATTATAAGCAGGTAGTGGTTGCCGTATTGACCGTACCCGTCGACGTGAGGGTAAGCCCATAGCAGGTGGAAGTGCCGACGCCCGGAAGGACAATCTGCGTGCCAGATGCGTCTGCTATCACATTCCCTCCCGATTTTATATAGCCCGTGGATGTTATTTTGCCGCCGAATGTGATATTGCCGCCGACAATTGACGTGCCGTTCGGATTTATGACGTTCACAAAGGCCGTGTTGATGGTCGTCGGATTGCTTCGCAAAGGTGTAGGTTGAGGCGGTCGTCGTCTGATAGTTCGCTTCTTTGCCGCTTGAAGTCGCATAGAAGATGTTGTAGCTTACCGCGCCCTGCACCGCGCCCCATACGAGCGCGACGGAACTGGTTGCTCCCGTTGAGGTGGCGAGCGTCGCCGAGATTTCATTCGAGGGGAGCGTCGTGCCGCCGTTCGGGTCAACCGCTTCGACGACAAAGTACCACGTCGGCACTTTCGCCGTTGAGGTTGAAGTGATGAGCGAGCCGCCGGTGGATGTCGCCGTTGCGCTCACGAGCGGCGGGACTGCCATTGACTGCGCGATCGCCACGTTGTTCGTCGGCACGGCGTAGTTGTTATATGCGCGGCCCCAGATATCCGATGCGGCTTTCGCCGTTCCTAAAAGCAAAACAGCGAGTGCGGCTCCGAGTGCGATATCCTTCAGGTGTTGTTTCATAATTTCAATATAGCATATTCGTTATCCGTCAATCGCCCATTCGACTTCGAGATTCGTGCTGGAGTTCGAGTGATCTTTCACGTAAAGCGTCTGGCCGTTCGGAGAGCAGCGCCAGTTCGCTCCCATCTTGACAACGCCAGTGTTGTTCGCCGCCGCGCCGGCCGCCGGAATAGGAACGGTGAAGTATGTCGAGAAGTTGTCCCACGAGTAGAGCAAGATGGACGCGCCCTGTCGGATTTGAAACTTGAGATTCGTGGCGTTCGCCGGAATCGCTTGCGAGTAGATGGTGTCCTTAGTCGTTAGTGCGACGACTGCGCCTTGCATAATCATGTTTGTATCTTAGCACATTCGGTTAATTGTCAATGGTGTGCATAATCGTTTTTTAGGTGAGCGGTGCGTTCGGGTCGTACACCGGTTGGAGATAGCATCCGCAGTTCGGATGAAGCGGAGGAGAGCCGACGTCATCGTAGTCGATCTGCATACTCTCGCCAGTGTCGAGCGTGTAGGTATCGCCTTGATTAAAGAAGTTGGTGTCGATGCCGATTTCTTTCCCGTTCAATTCTTGACAGAACGCGCATACGTTGTCCAATGGCGACGTGAACCATTTCATCTTCTGCACGCCGACTTGCTTCCACGCCTGCTTTGTGGCGCTGTTTGATATGCGGAAGCTCTCCGTCCGGGCAAGCATCGGCGCGCGGTTCTGTTTTGCCGCGTCGTAGTATGTCCGCACCTTTTTGGTCAGCTCCAAGATGCCGTCGCCTTCCTTGAGCGATGATTCGATGGTCGTCTTCAGGTCGTCGAGCGACGTTTCCGTGTACTTATTGCCGAGCAGTTCGATGGAGCGTTCCACCGCCTGCTGGTATTCGGGATTCTCCATCACGTCCACGCCCACGCCGTTTATGGCGGTCGACGCTTCCTTGCCTTGCAGGGTCGCGAGCTCGGTCAGAATCGGCGTCGCAAAGTCGATCACGAGCTGGACGGATTGTTTCGTATCGAATAACACCTTCGGGTCGACGGCTTTCAAAACCTTCGCAAGATTGCCGACGACTTCGTTCTCTTGATCGTCGAGGTATTCGATGGCTTTCGCTTCGAGCTTTTTCCGCGCGTCCTGCTGCCGGTCGTCCGCTTCTTTCGCGATCACGGCGTACTGCTTGAAGTCCATGTTCCACCGCTTCTCGTTGTGGATTTCCTTTATCATGTCGCCGATTCTATCCGCGAGCGCTTTCGCCGCTTCTTTGCGGATGTTCCGATTGTGCGAGAATCGCGCCTTGCTCGGATGGATAACCATGCTGGCGAACTTCGCGCGGGGAACGGGGATGCCTTTCGTCGGCTCTTTCGGTTCCTCGTCGCTCTCGTCGTCGTTGTGGTCGTCCGGCTTCGCCTCGCCGGGCTTCTTTTCGTCGTCGGGCTGTTGCGCGGGTTTCAATGCACCGCTCGCGTCGATCGGTGCCATCGTTGTTGCGACGTATATCTGATCGCCGCCCGGAATCGGTCCCAAGCCCGCGTATTTCTCGCGGCGCTCGTTTATCGTCATCACGTTCTCCATCGCGGTCATCTCCTGTACGCGGAAGCTCCGATCTTCCGGCGTCGGGTCGGTGAAACTCAAATACAATCCGTCGCCGTAGCGCGAGGTAAGGTATTCGTTCATCTGCGAGCAGATCATCTGCATACGCGGCTTTACGAGGCGTTTGGCGAACACATAGTCGGCCGTTTCTGCGGTCGCCCGGTTCGTATCGGCTTCGGCGGTTCCCAATATCGTCGCGGATACCCGCGTGCCAGCGTGGATGAGGTTGCTCGTCGTTTCGATGAGCTTATCGAACGCCATATCCTTCGGCTGGAGCGTCTGCGTGAGCTTCATGCCCTTCATGAGCATCAGTATCTTGTTGCTGTTCTGCACGCCCGCGTGCTGTTCCATAAAGCTCTCGCGCATGGAATCGATCTGGTCTTCGTCGGTCGCTTCGGTTTCAATCGCTGCCGTGAGATAGCTGCCGTGAAGGAAGAACTGCCGGTTGAACTCCATGCCGTCGTTATGCACGTCGATCCATTCCGCGATGCACTGTGTCGTTCCCACGCCTTCGATCTCGCTGTTCGGATTCGGGCGCTTGAGGTGCAGCACTTGGTAGCGCTCGTAATGGTATTCCACAGCGTTCTTGCGGAGCGTGTATCCCGTGATGCGGTCGATGTCGGTCGATTTGTCGATCTCCACAATCACGTTGCCGGGGTTCATGGTCGTGAGCATCGCTGGTTTTTCATCCTCGGAGCTGATCGGCTTTCCGTTCATCTTCCGCATGACGAGATAGCAGTTGCCGGTGAGCTCAAGGTGCGCGATGATGCGGAACTTCAGATCGGGTCCCGTCACTTCGGGATTCGGCGCTTCGAGGAGGTCAAGCAGGTCGTGTTCGAGGAGCTGCTTGTGTTCGCCTTTCGAGTCGATCTGGTACAGCTCCCAGACGATTGCGCTCACTTCGTCGGCGAGCGCGGAGATGGACGCGAAGTTGAGTCCGGTATAATTCTCCATCGCGTTCTGCGCGGGGATGCGCGTCGATGCGCCCGGCTTCCAGAGCGCCATGCTGTTCGAGGTCGAGAGCGATGAGCTTACGCCTTTGCGGTTCAGCTTCTTGGCGATCTTCAGCATATCGGCAACCACCATCTTTTTCTTTTTCTTTCCCGTGCGGTCGTCGGTATATTCCACTTCCTCGTAGAGCTCAAGGCCGCGCGATCCGAACGTCGGGCCGTTGCCTTCGTCTTTCGTCGCATTCACGACGGGGTCGTATTCCTTCGGCTTCTTGCGGCGGAATGACAGCACCTCGTCCACTACCTTCCCGGCGGCGCTTGCGGCATCACTGAATCGTTCCTCGAATGTTTTAGGCATGGATTTCGTGGGTCGTAGTCATAATGTTGTTGTTAACGATGCGAATACCATATTGGCAATGCCAGCACCGTAAGTCGCTCATGGTGAGAACCTTTTTGCCGAAAAGTCTTTGCAACCAGTTCGACGTTTTATATTTCACATTAGTCGGCGCAAGATTGTCAAACCTGCATATCGGGCATTTCATAACTATCTGTCCGTTCGCGATGTAGTATTCGCCTGGCCGCAATAGATTTTCTGCGCCATCCACCCGATTGGCGTATATACCCAGCATAGAGATGTATAGCGGTTCGTTCATTGCTTTCATATTAGCATATTTATAATTCCATCCACACGACTTTTTGTAAATCCATTCCCTCCGCCACCGTGCCGAGAATGAGATACACGAGCGCGTCCACCATATCATCGTGCGCCTCTGCGCCGAATCCGTAGAGCTGTGTCAAGAGTGCTTCGCAACC